CACAAGGCTGCACGAACTAAAAGTGGTCGTACTCACGCAGACTCCAGTGACCCCTCTGGTATTGAAGTCTCTCAGAATCCGCTCGCCGTAAAGGTCACTGAGAGGGATTCCGCGGGGCTCGTTCCTGCTCCGCCTTCCATAGAGCTGTCAGGGGGAATTAGCCTTGACGCCGATCTTGCTGAGATATTTGGCGAGAATGGGAAGGATGCTGAAGCTATCCAGGCTTACCTAAAGGACTGTCTAGGCTGTGACTCTAGAATAAGCTTTGACTGGCAGGTACCAGCCTATGATCTGCTTGGTCCCATCGCTGATATGATTGGAGAAATCAATCTTACACTTGATAAGATTGAGGAGTTAACTGATCCCACCAAGTTGCTCCAGGGTTTCTGTAAGGCTATGAATGATTTCCAGATCATATGCATCCCTGACTGGACTATGATTCTAATGTCTCTGAAGATGCTGCTTAATAAGTATCTTCAGTTTGGCCTTTCTGTGCAGTTAGATTGGACTGTAATCCTCGGTCCACTGCTAAATGTTATTGTAGACGGTATTGCTTCTCTCGTTCACCAAGTAGCAGGCGTAATATTCGCCCCGCTGGACTGCGCTGTTTCTGTGCTGGAAAGTCTTGAAGCCTTAGAAAGGGCCGCTCGGGACGTTGGGGCTTCTGCCAAGGCTATAGAGAAGGGCGTGGATGAATTCGCTACAGACGTGGCGGCTGGTCAGTTCCTCCCGAACGCAGAATTCTCCACTCAGAATAGAGACTTTACACTAACTACCGATAGCCCTGCAGGGGCAGCTGGTATTATGTATGGAAGCTCCGTCCGAGATTCGGACAAGCCTCAGCACGAGAATGCCTGGGCTTCTGTAGTCTCCGGCCTTGAAGCCTCGACAGAGAAGCGAATGTTAGTGGACGCTGATACTGACAGTATCATTGGCGTTCTGACTGCAGCCGTAAGAGAAGCCAAGGATTGGATTGATGAGCAGGTTGCCAAGGTCCTTGCTACTATAAAAAGCGTAAAAGGGCTTGTTGGCGGCGGGCTTTCATTACAACTTCAAGGTCTTGGCTTAATGACCTTGATAATACAGCTTGTGCGTGTTGTAATGATGATTATTAACTTACTCCGCTCGGGGATTAAACCAGCCAACTGGTGCACCTATCTCGAAGAGCACCCCGAAATCTTAGAGGACGCTTTGAAGAAATCCTTAGATCCTAATGCCTCGGTCAGTAGAAAGTCCGTTACTGTTAACGGACGCACTACTACTTTAGAGTCCTGCGTATCTAATAGAACTGATCTTGAAAGCGGTGTTCTCGCTCAGTGGATCAATGATCTGCAGAAGGGAAGATAATGTACTCGCACCTAATTGATATGGCTTTGGACAGACTCCCTCTCAGAGATGCTGTACCCAAGACGAAACCCACTAGAGACCCCGTGAGAGTCACTCGGGTCTCTGACAAAACCTTTTCGTATACAGAACGAAATCGTGGACAATGGTCATATCCAGAATATGACTTTGATGAGATCCAGATAGCTCAAGATGCCGATGGATATATCGGGCGTTCGATTTCCAAGAAGGTGAACAGAGTTATCGTCGCTGGTTGGGACTTCGTCGGAAATAACGACGAGACGGTGGACTATATCAAGAGACGCTTTAAAGAGATGGCCTGGGCGACTAACCGCCCCTCAGACCATTTGATCATAGCTTTGTTCTATGACCTCTTTAGATTTAACAACCACGTCTGGGTAAAGGCTCGAAAAGAGAATGGTAACTCAGGGGCAGTTCGTGAAGACGTAGATGGTTTTATATGGAAGCCTGTAGCTGGCTACTTCCCAGTAGCCTTCGAGACTTTACAGTTTAAGAGTAAGCCGAATGGCGAGCTTAAGAAGGTCATGCAGAAAATGCCTTCTGGAAAGTACAAGGAGTTCTTCCCTGAAGATATCGTGCACTTCTATACAAATCGTAAGCCAGGGTTCTCTGTAGGCACACCAGAGCTTCTTCCGGCACTAGATGATATTGCGCTACTTCGTCGCATTGAGGAGAACGTTGAAAGTCTTATTGAGGCGAATCTCTTTCCTATTTACCACTATAAGGTAGGAAATGACGAATACCCCGAGACCTATACTCCTGACGGAGCGAAAGAGACTGATTTCGTTAAGGCTACAGTAGAGTATATGCCCAGTGGTGGTATGTATGTATCAGATCATCGCCACGAAATTAATGTTGTGGGCGCTGAAGGCGAGTCCCTTCGTATAGATTATTATATCCAGCACTTCAAGAGCCGTGTATTCGCTTCTCTTGGTACATCCGCCCTAGACATGGGTGAGGGTGATTCCGCAAATAAGAGTACTGCTAGCACTCTGTCTAAGGGAATGTTAATGGATATCGAGGCGGCCTGTATTCAGGCTAGATCCTTCCTGGAGTTCTTTGTCATCCAAGAGCTTCTGCTAGAGGGCGGGTTCGATCCCTTTGACCCTCAAAATGAAGTTAAGCTTCGTTTTGGTGTCATAGATAAGGACGATCGTAGGGCAGATGAGAACCAACAGATTCAGCTCTTTACTAACAATGTGCGAACCATGGATGAGGTTCGAATCTCTCTTGGGGATAAACCATTTACAGATGAGATGCTCGAACGTACTCATTACAAGATGTTTGCTGAGCCGGCCGCTCTACTTAAGGGTATGACTCCGGGTAGTGCCGCCGGAGAGACTCTCGCCGGGCTACCTACCTCGAACGTTACGACTGCAGCAGTAGGGAAAGAGAAGGCATTTGCGAAGCAGATGAGAAAGACAGAGACCAAGGCTACTGGTAGACCAACCTCTAAAACAAACAAGACTAGTGCCAACAAGGCTCGTCCTACGAACCAGAGAGGAACTCGGAGTGGCCCTAAAACCAATCGGGACGTCGAGTTTACTGATGGCCAGGTGATTTCAATAACTTGCGATTCTGAAGTTTCTGATGTTAAGCTCCAGGACTGGAAGGACTACGTATACAAAAAGTATTGTATGTCTGACAAAAAGATTTCCCTAAACACTATTGCTGAAGTCTCCGCCTGGAGACTTGGTGAAGAATGAACAGCCCACTATTTAAGCTTTACGATATCGTAGAGATTAGCCCCGAGAAGGCTCTGACGGATTTGTCCAAATCTGATAAGCACAGATTTATGGATAGAATTCTCGATGCCAAAAGAGAGGAAAAGCGTGGACTTCTTGTAGACTTCAACCTCTCCAGTGCAGGACGTAGAATAAACAACCGTATCTACACTCCTGCAGGCCAGCGGAAAGGGATTGATTCCTGGACTCAGCCATTCCCTCGACCCATTATCAGAAATCACAATAAGCAAGAAGACCCCATCGGTCGCTTCAAGAGTGTCACTTATCACGATCTAGACGATAAAGCTCTAGGCTTTTTCAAGAATGCCAGAGACTACATGGCTGTCAAAGATGCTATGGAGAGCGATGATCCTCGCAAGATCGCTCGCGTGCTCTCTCAGTACAAACTTCTCCTGAGCAAGAAGTGGACTGGTATAGGGGAGCTTGCCGCAACTGCTCGCATCTCAGATGAAGCTGCTATTGAGAAATTTCTTGATGGCAGGTACATGACTTTCTCTGCTGGTTCTCATACTGATCGCTATACCTGTAGTCGCTGTTTCACCGACTGGGCTGATGGTGAGCAGTGCAACCACCGTCCAGGCGAAATTGTTGACGGTGAAGTTGCAGTATTCATCTGCGGAGGTTTCTACGGAGAGGAAGGATCCGTCCTTACAAACCCTGCCAATGATTTTAGTACCGTCAGAAGTCTTGTATTTTCTGATAGCTTAAATTATTCTATTGATCAGTCGGATTGTCTGACTGACGTTTCTACGATATATATAACCGATGGTGTTGTGGACTTCTCCACCGAGGACTCTACCGACACACACCAGGAGAAAACAATGGACGCTGAACAAATTGCGGCACTCCTTGATGCTCTTATGCCTAAGCTGCTTGAGAGACTAAAAGAAGTCAAGGACGCCCAAGAGGTAACAACTGAGGATACCTCAGAGAATACCACCCAGAATGACTCAGAGAATACCACTCAGGAAGAGGCTGCCAAGCCCCTTTCGGTTGACTGGTCTGCATTTGACGCTGCTTGCGCTGCTCTCAAAGAGAGCCTCACTGACAGTAAGGTCGAAGTAGAAAAGCAGGTCACTGTGAAAGACCCCGAGGATTGTCAGAAAATTTCTGACCTAGAAACTCAGATTGCCGAACTTGTAGCTGCGAAAGACGCAGCCGAAGCTAAGGTTCTTGAGCTTGAAGATTCTCAGAAAGATCACACCTCTGCCCTCACGCTCGTTGATGAGCTTCGTGCAGAAGTCACCGCCTTAACAGAAAAACTTGACACAGCAAAATCTTCTGTGCAAAATCAGGATGGAGCTAATCAGCAGCTGCTTGACAAGAAGCCAGGAACAGTGGAGAATCCTTCAGAGAGCGGATCGCCATCTCTTAGAGATGCCAATCTCGGTGAGACATCACTAGACGGCTATGAAAAAAGCGTGGTTGAGAAGTTCAAAAAGATTAAAGATTCAAATGGAGCTGCATCGGCATATGCATATATCAGCGGACTAAAGGGCCGCGGGCAGCTTTCAAGAAAATTCAATGTAGATTTACATCTCTCTAAGGAGACTAACTAATGGCTATAAACCGTTTCTCTTCGAACTTCAACGCTCGTAGCGATGTTTTTGATAGCATCACCCCGAACGTTATTCGTCAGCGCGATATCAGCGCCCCCAACGGCGAGTGGAAGCCCGCCCCTTGGCTCCCCGTCCAGTGGACCTCGAGCAATATCTCTGCCGGCTCGGATGCTTTCGTCATCTCGAAAGGCAAGGTTGTTTCTCTTTCCCGCCAGGGTCACGTCGTACCTGCAGGCCTCCTGTTCTTCGGAACACTTGTAGCCGCAACCTCTGACGTTTGCATCACCTACACCTCCACTGATAAAGAGTGGGGCGTCATGGATATTACCACCGGCGCACGCTACTCTGTAGCTGGCACTACTGCCTATACCACCACTCAGGTAGCTGCCGCTCTCGTAGAGCGCGGTTTTGTAACTGAGGAAGAGGCTACTCAGGCTGCTGCTGACGCAGGCCTTGGCGGCTACGCTGTAGCCGACATGCCCACCCGTGCTGGTACCATGACTATTGATGAGTGCAAGGCAATTTTCCTTGCCTTTATCAGCAAGCCTGTTGGTATCTCCGCAGTAGACGTCTACGTATGGTCCGGCCGTCCAGAAGACGGCGATCAGTGGTACACCAACTACTCTAAGCAGCATCTTATCCAGTTCCTTACCGAAGCACAGATGGTTGTCCCCCACCGTGCAGCCGACTCTACCTCTTCGGACGTCTTCGACGTATCCGCAGTTGTTCCTGAGACCGCTGACAACGCTGGTGACTTCCCCCGTCCAGGTGAGATCTGGGAAGCTGCTGAGCTAGCTGCTACTACCCGTTATAGCGCCCTTGGCATCACCGCTTCTTCGGAAGTCGTTGCTTTCTGTCTTGCAGAAGATAACGTAGCCGCCAAGACTGATCGCACTCCAATCGAGTGTGACGTTGATACCGTCCTCGTTCGTCAGAAGTCCTCTGTGTCCCAGATCTCTTCGGAAGGCGACTGGTACCTCGATGCAGACGTAGGTGTAATCCTCGTCCACGCCGACACCTATGCTACTCTCGTAGCCGACAACAGCGACCCCACCTTTAGCTACTACTTCTACGAGGAAGGTAGCTCGGTAACCGACGTTGCTAGCGCTCACCGCTATGTACACTTCGACGGTCTTGCTGTCCCTGGTGACAAACTCGGTGTTGATAAGATGAGTAACTTCGTCAAATCGAACTCGACCCCTGACGTACTTAACGGTACAGTAAGCCTCGGCTGCGTACTCTCTATCGAGAGCCAGCCCCGTACTCTTCTCGACAAGGTTAAGACTGCTTATAACCTTTCCAACATGAGTGCATCTGGGAAGATGCCCGGTACCGCCACCAAGGGCTTTACCGATATGATTACCCTGTCGCAGGAAGATGTTGCTGACCGTTGTGCGGTCCTACTCGTTCGTGCTGTCTAATTCTAAGGAGACATAAATATATGAAACTAAAGCTTCGTGACGGCTCGGATTTCGAGCTTCCCACTAACGAGAACCAGGCCGCTAGAGTACTAGCGGATGCGTTTCTCTCCAACGGTCGGATTCCCAATGAGGATACCGCACTCGATTATAGCGACGTAGTGAAACACCTACGCCCTACTCGTGACGCGGTAACCTCCTCTGAGATTCGCCCTCTTCTTCAGTCTGCAATGCAGCTACTCATTCGTGAGCCAGTCGAGCCCCTCATGGTTATCCAGAGCCTCTTCACTCGCATTGAAGCTCGTGGACTCGAAGTCAACGTTCTCGCCGGTGCAATCGGCGCTGTAACTGCAGGCGATATCCCTGAGCATGGCACCTACCCCGAGGTAATGTTCCAGATCGGCGGCGCTCTCCAGACTGCCTATATCGGCAAGTCCGGTCTTGCTGCGAGCTTCACCGATGAAGCTCTCCGCGCCAGCACCTGGGATCTCATGGCAACCAACCTCCGTCTGATGCGTAATGCCCTTATGCGTCACAAAGAGCAGAAGGCTGCTGCATTCCTCCTTGAGCTTGGTACCGAACTCTTTAACAACGCCTCTCCCAGTACTTCGCTCTTTGGCGTAACAACTGGTCGCGGTCTTGATATGGCAGCAAACGGTAGCCTTGTAATGGATGACCTTCTCAAAGGCGTCTCCCACATGGCACAGGAAGGCTTCACTCCTGACATACTCCTCGTAAACCCAATTGTATTCCTACAGTGGGTACAGGATCCTGTCATGCGCAACATCTTCATGATGGGCGGTGGTCAGGGCTCGATGTTCGGTAGCTACGGCGGCAACCCCGGCCCCCTCGCTCCTTGGTCGAACGGCGCTCTCGGCGGTATGGGCCCCTCTCTTGGCAATAGCGTAACCCCTTATGGGAACGCTGCTGGTGAGACCCCCACCGATCTTAACGAGCGTGCCTTTGGGATGACCTCTGTCCCCGCAATGCCTGGGTACTTCCCCTGGCCCCTTCGCGTGATCAGCTCTCCTCTCGTCCCATACGATGAGACCTCCGGTCTTACCGATATGTTCCTTCTCGCCAGTGGCCAGGTTGGCTTCCTCCTTGTAGACGAAGACCTTACTCAGGTAGAGTGGCGCGATGAGAACGTTGACGTAGTCAAGGTTAAGCTCCGCGAGCGTTATGGCTACGGCGTAGCTAACGAAGGCCAGGCTGTTGGCGTTCTCAAGAACATCGCCACTGTCCGCAACTACTGGGATGGCACTGTTAAGGTCATATCTCAGGATGTAGCTAGCGAGATCGATTCGACTACTCCCGTAGTCTAGTCAGTCCTATGGACTAAATAAGGGGGCTCCTTGTGGGCCCCCTTATTTGTATTGTACTATTAGTTCTGGAGTACGTAATGGCTGCGCCGACCCTTGTTTCGAATTATCCCTCCGATACTGATATTGATATTCCAGTTGGAATTACAATAAAGCTTTACTTTGACGTTGGACTAGATTTAGAAACTGTAAAGAACTCTATAGTTCTATTCGGCAGGGACTACGACCAGACCTCTGGACCAGATCAGGCTCTTTGGATAGATGCTGATACTGGTAACAATAAATATTGGCTTTCGTCCCCTGGGTTCAAGGGCACAGTACCTCTGAACTTCGAGCTTGTATATTACGATACTACTGATCCCGATAAAGCCGAATTAGAGGTTGGCGTCATCGATGGCCAGGCTGCAGAGCTGGCTGCGAATGCAGGGCACCTCGTTAAGATTACGGCTCAGGGCGGGAGCCTAGCTCCTGATACAGCGTATACCCTTTATGTCAATGGCGATACCGAAAGCAATGCTCTTGTGGGTGTTAGTGCTCGTACTGTTTTTGATATCGAGGCCGACCCCGGAAACACAGGCACTACAGGCTCTTTCAGCATCTTCGGAACATGGACAGGAAGTTCTGACGATACTGTAAATATCAAGATCACTACAGCAGGGGATATTGGTACGGCTAAGTATAAATGGTGGTACGATGGCCTTGGAGAAGGCTCCGCTACTGTCGGAAGGCTTACGTCAAGACGTTTTCGGAACCTAGAGCATGGGCTCCAGATTAGGTTTACTGGCAGTGCTTTTGAAGAGGATGATCTTTACACTTTTAATGTAACGGCTTCAGATCGCTTAGCCGAGAGCAGTTCCATCCAGTTTACTACCAATGACGGTAGTTGGTCTGCTGCACCTTCCAGCCCGTCTACGCCCGCCGCAAGCTCCCCTCCAAGTAGTGTACTTCCCTCTGTCAGCGACTCGTCTACAGTCCTTTCTATTCTTGAGATGACTCCGGAAGATGGTTCATATAACAACAAGAACTCTACCAGAGTCATAACTATTGTTTTCGACAATGACCTTGATCCAGATACTATTGGAGACAGTACCGTAAGGCTATTTGCTTATCCTGTTAGCGGACACTATGATGATACCAGCTCTTTGCGCGAACTTCGTAAAGAGCTGACTGTTGAAGACAGCACTCTTACTATCAAGTTCTAAGAAGGTCTAATGGCTGTATATACTAGACAGAGTGGGGTTCAGGCCGGCAAAGAAATCATTCTTTACGCTATCTTTTTAGATAATGCGGGGAATCTGATCAATGCTGACAGCTTACCGGAGATTTATATTTACGATGACTCCGTCTCAGAAACTACGATCCAGGATGAAGTGGACTCAAGCTCTTTCGATAACGCTTTTGCTGGGCCTCTGGAACCTGAGCTGCTATCTACTGGGTATTATAAATTAGAATACACTGTTCCTTCTGGCAGTACCTCTGGCACCTGGCATGATGTTTGGGTGGCGGAAGTCGAGACTGTAGAGTCTACGGATATTCTAAGCTTTAATGTTAGTACCGCTGTGACTCTAAGCACGCAGAGTATTGGTAATAACACTATGATTATTATCCAGTTAGACTCTACAATTGCTTCTTTGGATGGAGAGGCCTCTCTCGGTGAAGACGTCAAGCTCTTCTTCACTACTATATATTCTCCTCTCTACGCTTCTCCCGACTTGGTTCGAATGGAAGTCGGACGGTGGATTGAGCACATCTCTGATGACACCTTAGCCTTAATGATCCACTGGGCTTCAAAAGAAGCAGATTTCGTTAACGGGGCAGCGCCTAATCGGGCTGCCGATCTTAGGTTTGCCAAGACTAAATTTGTTATTTATGATGCTGCACTACGCTGCCTAATGATGCCTGGTGGCGGGGCAGTGACTGCAGCCGAGTCCAGTAGCGGGGGAAAGAAGCAGCTGGGTGACCTCTTAATCCAGGGCGGGTCTGGTACTGCTGCGGAAATAGATGAAGCCACTATGGCTTGGCTTCAGAAGCAGCGCAGAGACTGGTTCAAGGTCGTGAATGCTGGAGCTACTATAGTTCCTGGTGGTTCCTTCAGCCCCACCTTCGCGATGAAGGGCAAGTATGACCCAGACCAGAGGCGTACCGGGAGGCTCTGGGAGGACCCCAGAGAGGTCTCCTATGCGATCCCCACAGTGAATAGAAAAGGCACTAGCTACGCACCAGACGGGAGAAAGCGTCTGCGGGGTAGATTCGGATTCAGAGGGAGGCCGGGCGGTATAGGAGGGGACGATGAGTAGACCCTCTATGTTCCGTAGAGGAACAAGCTCTAGGCCATCTCTAACGACTTCTGTAAGCACATATATGAACGGCCAGATAGATCTTCGGGCAGAGTTTGATAAGCTAGTCTACGGTCCTAATGGGGATGGGGAGGCTCGGCATGGACATCCTTGTGTTATACGACGAGTTCGGAGAGACGACGATGGCTATCCTACAAGGTGCACCTGTGCCGAGGCTTCTTCGAACCGTCAAGGCAACCCATCTTGTCAATACTGCCTGGGTGAAGGGTATCTCTGGGACGAAGAGTGGGCTTTAACATTCTCTATGTTTGTGGGTCCTGACGGAGGTAAGGCGAACCGCTATGTCAGAATGCAGCCTGGTAACGTTAAGACAGATTATCTTTTGTTCTTTTTGCGTTATGATCTTGGTATTAAGTACGACGATAAGATCATCGAGGTCGTTCTAGATGAAGAGGGAGAGGTTGTTCTAAACAATTCTGGAACTTTTATCAGAGAAACTATCTACAAACCGGAAACTATAGTAAAGTATCGATCAGACAACGGCCGGATTGAATATCTTGCTATCTATTGTCGCGAAGAAGATGCTATCAGAAATGAGAATCCAGTATGAGTGTAAAGTCAACAACGCAAATCTTTGAGAGTGTTCGAGAGTCTTTGCTTAGCAAAGACAACGAATTCAGCGTTACACTTATAGATCCCACTGGTCAGGAGCATCACCAGGATGCTGTCACTGTTGACAACCCTTTTGAAATCGATACTAAGAGATTTATTCCTAATGCCCAGCCAATGGACCTTGACAGGTTTATTGAGGTAGCAGAAGAAGTTATTTCCTACGCCCAAACTCGAGAGAATGTGCCCGAAGATAAAATAGTAGAGCTTATAAGCGAGTATCCGCGTGATGACTTTAGCCGCTATAGAGGCGGCGAGGAAGTAATAACGTGGCGGTTGGTCTCTCGTGAGCCGGCAAGAATGAACTCGAAGGGTACCGGGAGACCACAAAGAGCTTCTGCATTTTCTTACGACTTGCAGAATCCAACGTATCCGAATAAAGTAATCACTGTACAAACCCGTCCATTAGACCACATCATTGAATTTGTTGTTTGGTCGAAGGATGCTGGTAAGGCCAACCGCCGAGCCATATGGTTAGAAAGACTTTTCATCGCCCACTCGTGGGCATTCAAGATTCAAGGAGCAGACAGATTCTTTTTTGAAAGACGACTCGCAGACAATTACCGCACAACTGGTGGGCAGCCAATATATGAGCGCGCACTTCGTTTTCAGGTTCGCCTGATGGAGTTCCAGGTAATTGCTGATTCAATGATTCGTCACATCACTTTTGAATTGGGTCTCAGTACCAGTATAGAAAATGATAACTAATCCCTTCTTAGGAGGTTGTTAATATGCCTTATGAAAGCCTCGGTGGCGCAAAAGCGTCCTTCATCGACGGGTCACTCAAGACCCCCCGCACTTCCAGCCAGCCTCGTGTTCTCGTTGTAGCTCCTGCTGAATCAGGACTCACTAACGAAATCTTCTTCGTGGCAAACAGCGCTTCTGCCGAGAAAGAATTCGGTGCAGAATCCTCTGTCATGCGTGCTGTCCATGAGCTACTCGCTCAGGGTGCTACTAACGTAGCCGTTATGAGATCTGGTGGAAGCCCAGGTAATCTCGTAGTAGAGGACACTGCTGGCTCGACCCTCACTATCACCCCGTCATCTTTTGATGATGAGATCCTCTCTCGCTATGCTCTTATCGTAGAGAATGATGGCGTGGACAACCGTTACCTCGTTTATGACCTCACCGATGAGGCTTTCGTCTACGATAGCTCAGAGATTGAGTGTATCAATGACGATACTCTCGAAGTTGAGGGCATCGAGGACATTGCTGATCTCTGGCAGGTCAATGATCGCACCGACCCTACTTCTGCTGTCAGTATGGCCGACCTTGTTGCCGGCGACTTTGACTCAAGCGGCGGTAACGTAGAGCCCGCCGATGTTGCAGGTACCGAGGGCACCGATGGCACGAACCCTTCTCTGGTCGAGCGCTATGCCGCCCTCAGCACTTCGTATCATGGCCTTGATTATAAAGATGCAGACTTCGTAGTTGCGAAGGATGCCTTTATTGATGATGAGAATATTGCAGAAGACGCTGCAGTAGCCACCTACGGTTACTAC